CCCATAAATTTTTGTTGTGCTTTTGATACTGCTGGCATTTTTTTAGATTTATTTATTCTAATACAATAACCGATCCGGTTAAATTATTTAATGCAGCTGGGTAACAAGGGAATATTTGGTGGTTATCAATTGAAGCTAAACTTATACTTCCTCCACCTGCTAAATGTATACTTCCACTAGGATTTCCTTCTCCTCTCATTATTCCCCAAACATTAGGATATGCTGTTCCTGGGCCCAATGCAACCGATGAAGATACTATTGTTGCCTTATATGCTCTGTAATTTGTCATTTTTTATTTTTTTATTGATTCCTTTAATTCTTTTAATAATTCATAACTCATCATTAATGCAGATAAATGTTGTTCTTTAATCTTTTTAACAGATTTGATTTTTCTAATATTTGCAATCGTTTCCGCTAATTTAATTTTTGTAACTTTATCTGAAATTTTTGAACCAACTTCTTTAAGATTAGTAACTAAATTAAAAACTTCATTACTAACATATTCATTTAATTTTCCAGTATTATTGATATTATTAATATATTCTCTCAATAATCCTTTTTGTTCTTCCGTAAGGTTTTTATATTTTGTATTAAAAGATTCTACTAATAATTTATAAGATACTGCTCTTAAATCATCATCTTGCTTTCTATACTCTTCTAAAACCGCATCTTTAATTTTTACATCTTTATTTTGAATAGAAGAATTAATAATGTTTTCTGCGATTGTAAAACGAGATGAAACTATATCAGTTGGATCAAATTGTTCTTCTGACGTTATTGTTTCAAATATTTTATAAATACTTGCTAAAGTTTTATAATTAGAAATTGGAGATTTAATAAACTCATCTAAATTGTAAGTTTCTTTAATTTCTTTAATAAGATTGTATTTTTCTCTTGTAAGTTTAGTTTCATCTAATCTTTTACGAGCCTGCAATATTGTATTGATGAATTGTTCAGCTTTACTTTCTGAATTATATTTTTCGTTAATAAGATATTGATATAATTTCAATTCTTTAGATAATTCTTTTTTAGAATTAAAATATTCTTTTAGGATTTTTTCAGCAACAGATTTATTAGCAGACATGATTTCCGAAGTAATTTGTCTTACTAATAATTCAAATATAAATCCAGTATTTTTAAACTTTGAATGTTTTATTTTTTTCATCAATTTGTATAATTTGTCAGATATAAATATATTTTTCTATGAGAATACTACTCTTTATCTAAATTCTCTGTTAAAATCTTTTTTTTATTACCATTCATATCTTTAAATATCTCTAAATATGAATTTTTTGGAACATATTTTTTAACAGATCCTTCTTTTGATTTGAGTGTCTTTATTCCCAATGGGTCTCTTCCTTCTGGATGGTCATCTTTACCATACCTAACTGGATCTTTTGGTCTTCCAACACCATCTTCTTCTAATTCTGCTTTTAATTTATTTAATTCTTCTTCCACATTTGTTGTTCCTTCGGTTCCTGTTTCTTTTGCTGGATCAACACCCTGAGTTTCAATTGATGTTAAACGGAATTGTTGTTTAGTATCTTCTAATATTGCAAGTGTCTGTTCATCTTGCTCATCTTTAGCCATTCCCATAATTGCTTGGTACATCCATTCTTTAGAGAACATTTTTGTTTGTTGCATTGATTGAAGTAATGCAACTTTGGAAGTATATAATTCAACTTTTTCTTGTTCGTATATTTTAGATGGAATAGTTAATTCCAGTGTAAAAGTTGTCAATCTATCATCATCTATACCTTGTGCATATAAATGAATGATTGCAATCTTTGTTAATTCTGAAATCATAACTCTTTGAATTCTTTCAATGGTCTTTGCAAATCTAACATCCATTGCTGCCAATGTAGCCTTACCATTTGTATCTTCTTCATATCCTAAATATGCTTTTGGAATTTGAAGTGCGGCCATTAACTTATTTTTTAAATAGTTAATATCATCAGTCATATTATATTCTAACCCCTTTAAAGTATCAATTGAAGTTCCATTATCATTACCACGAACTGGCATATAATAATCTTCAATAAGGTTTTGAATGTTATATTTTAAGTTATATTCACCTGTTCTTTCATCAACAAAAGGAACTTTTTTAGATGCATTAATAATCTTTTGCATATAGTTATCTACCTCATTCGGTGGAATATTACCTACATCAATTTTAAAAATTCTTTTTTCAGGAGCTCTCATTACTCTATGAATTAACATAGCATCTTCCATTAACATCAATTGTTTCCAAACTCTTCTTGCACCTTCTAACATTGATTTACCATAAGGTAAGAAGTTAGAATCATTATTTAAACGGAAGTGAGCAACTTCGTAATTTTCAAATTCTTTTTTAGGGCTTTGGCCATATCCTCCGTTTGGATTTTGATATGGAGCATATACGAATTTAACTCTTTGTGGATTTTTTAAATCAAATTGTTCAACTCTACTAACTTCATATGAAGATAAAGGCATTACGTTTACAATACCAATACCCTCTTCTTCTGCTATTTCTAATTGTAAAAATAAATCACCATATTTAACCAAGTTTCTTGTCCAAGGCCATAAGTTGAATTCTACATTAAGAATATCGTAAAATAAGTTTTCTAAAATTTGTTTGATGTTATCATCTTCGTGATGTATTTTTAATACATTACCCATTTCATTTCTAGCCGTAGCTTCATCCGCATATGTATTTAATGCAGATGATAAAATTGGATCTGTATCCATTGAGTCATAATCTCTAAATAAATCTATACGAACTTGCTGATATGCCATTGAGGATTCAATGGTTCCTGTTCCATAATTTGTAACTTTTAATTTCATAAAGCGGTCAACGAGATTAGTGGTCATATTTTGCCACTCATCCGTATCAACCACTTTTACACCATCTTGCGTCTTACGAACAATAGTGTTTGTTGAAAATAATTTTTGTAACCTTCCTAATACTGATTTATCTGCCATTTTATTTATATAATTTTTTTAAAGATACGGAAAATAATTGGATTTACCAAGCTCTACAACTCCAGTATCTAGCTTTCCATCTTGGACCTGGGTTATCACAATTATGTCTTGCTCTAAAATTTGATCTTCTCTCTGGATTATCTTTTTTAATAACCATTCTTTTTCCTTTTGCAGATGAACCACCAAATCCAAAGTTTACTTTAACAACATTTCCTTTGTCGTTTTTTACATATACTTTGAATTTCTTAACATCCCCTTGTGTTGGTTTTCCTAACTGAACTTTTCTACCTTGATATTCTGCTTCATATACACAATTACAATTTGCTTCTGCTAATTGTTGAGTATATTCTCTCATAAATTTAATAAAATCTTTTGTATCCTGTTCATTTTCTACATCATATTCTTCTACTTCGGAAATACTTTCTTTTACAGGTACACAGTTTGGCACCATTCTACCATCTTTCATTTTACCACCAACTTCTTTATACCCATCCCAACATTCGCACAATGCGTTTGATTCACCTTCATTACACGTTTTCCAGCCACCACCTTTTGATTTATAATTTTTTGCTGCCCAACCATTTGCATATGCAGATGGATAAACATCAAATTTAGATTTTGCAGCTGCTTTACTTGCAGACCACTTACCTGGGTCAGTTGGGCAATTCTTTTCTAAAAATAAATTTAGTTTTTCTTCTATATTCATAGTTTCATTTTTTGGTTTTGTTGAAACATATATTGGTTTTTTACCTTGTCCTTTACTATCACTACCACCTCTTCCTGCGTCATTTTGTGCATCTCTTTTTCTACGAGTTGCAGATTCTTTTTCTTTTTTACTCATTCCGGCTGCTTTTGCTGCAGGAACACATTTTGCATAACCACTTTTTTCACCAGAAGTTCCACACGGTGGATGTTTGCCATCAACTTTTTTGCCAATGTTCACCCATTTTTCTTTAAACCACTTATTTAAATCTTCATTCAATATCTTTGTTAATTCTACCATATCAACATATAAATATAAAAAATTATCCAATTAACCATGTTAGGTTTTCTGTTCCTTTTTTTCCTAAATCCATTTC